GAGAACTAAAGAAAAAAATTCTAAAGCTCAATCACGAGGAGGCCTCTAATCCTAGGGATAGAGGAGTAACTCAAATTGATACTCTTGAGTTACTACATAATTTATTGGACGGCAAGCCGATCAAGCGATCGGGTGCTAACACATCAATTCGAACAAAGTACGAGCTTTCGCCCTTAGTACTTGATGCCCTATGTGTTAGTTCTTGCTTAAAGGAACAGTCAGAGTTTGTCCTTAACTTTGATTATGATCAGTTCATTGTGATATCCGCTCTTAAAGCTACGAGAGCTTTTTTGATGATATTACGTGATTTTGACCGATCTTTTACGCTTAAGTTCGACATCTGTGAGGAATTGTCTCCTTTAAAGACTATCTTCACCTATTCAAAAGGTATGTTAATTAGTAATCTAAAATACCATACAGCATTTTTCATGGCGCTTTTCTTGAAAAATGATCTTCCCGAGAAATCAGAGGAAGTAACAAATGATTTTCTATTTAATAAACGTATCAAGAAGTATCTCAACCTTCGTTTGAAGGCTCAGAGACCCCATGATTCAGTTTATCAATTATGTTCCAGCTTCTTACAAGGTGTCAAAAGATCTTGTGAAAGAGCTCCAAAAGAGTACGTCCTAAGTTCATATGTCAAACACCGAAAGGCTATGACAAAAGTTCCCGAGCAGCTACCATCAGATACCGATTATGATATTATGGTAAAGACTCGTCAACTTATGAAGAACTTTGATCTCCAAGAAACTAACAACGAAGCATCACGTAGTGCATGCTGGGGTGTTAAGAGATCGGACGGAGGAGCTAGAGCTCAGATTTTAACTGAGCATAATGGAACCCAATGGATTAGCGATTCCCGAAAAGGTGAACTTTTAGGGATGGCTTACACCCCACGTATGGGAGTAAGAGAACTTCGAGGAACTGTAATCTATCCTGAATCTCTGCGTGTTGATGATTTATCAAATGCAGAGGTTCATGCTATTTTAGAGCCACTTAAAGTCCGTCTAATCACTAAGGGACCATCTGATAGGTATTTTGCTTCTCAGAAATTGCAAAAAGCCCTATGGAACTGTTTAAGAAAGTATCCCCAATTCAGTTTGATTGGTGAGCCATTAGATAGCTCTCATCTTTATTTGATGATGAATACTGAGAAAATCAATTATCCTGGAGTCTTCGACACTTTTGTGTCCGGTGATTACAGTGCAGCAACTGACAATTTAAATATGAATGTGACTTCTACTATCTTTGAAACGATTCTTGAAAAGGTACCATATAACGAGCGTGATTTATTCCGTTCTGTTATTGGTGCTCATCAGATCCATTATCCCAAAGCTTTCCAAAATCTTGGAGAGGACCTTAGTAGTGTAGTCCAAACTAATGGACAACTTATGGGTAGCATTCTCAGCTTCCCGATCCTTTGTATTGCGAACTTTATCGCCTTATGGATCAGTCTTGAAAAATATTTAAATCGTGCACTTAAGATCAATGAAATTTCGACCCTCATTAATGGTGATGATATTACCTTCCGTACTAATACGGAGCATTATTTATTGTGGAAACAGACAGTCAAATCTTTTGGTTTTGATCTTTCTATTGGAAAGAATTATACCCATAAGAAGTACATGACTATTAACTCACAATATTATGCTTACCAAAAAAGTACCGATAGTTTTAACCGCCACTATTTTCTTAACACAGGTTTGATCCTGGGTGAGAGTAAGTTATCTTCGAAATTTAGTGATAGTACTGAGACTATCAATGATCTTTATAATGATGTTATGCTTGGAGCTAATAATAAGAAACTAGTTCATAACTGGTTTCTACAGCATCATAAGCAAAGCATCTCTCGTATCACCGAGAATGGACGTTATAGTCTAATCACAACACGATCCCAAATGGGTTGTGGTTTTAAAGATTATGGCTTAACTTATAAGACGCGTTTCCAGAGGAAATGCGCAAGACTCGGACAGTTACTATGTATGAATGGTTCAATCATCGATCGTAATATTTCAACGATTAAAAACGATGGTAATGTGGTTTTAAATATTAAATCATACAATGAACTTAATTCTTGTCTCGGGGTCGAAGGACCTTTGAATAGTAATCAAATTCCGTTTAAGGAAAAACAGGTTAGATTCAGTAACTCTGGATTTGATTTAGATAACTCTCATTTAGTTAAGAGTTTCAAGTCTGTCTTTGCTGACAATATGGTCGTTAAATCGATCCAGAAAGTCTTTGGTGTAAAACTAACTTTAAATGAAGTTTTACGACAGAACATGAGGGGCATTATTGCCTTACCTAAATACATCCATGAATTTAACCCACGTTTCTTTATCCAGAAGGATGATGATGTCAATTATAGTGTAACGTGTAAAGAACTTATTATGTCTTTGTTTTAATGGAATCCGACCGGGATGTCGTTAAACCTCCCTATAAGTAGGATTAATCCTTTCTATTTATAGTATAATGGATTCCAAAAAAACAAAGAAGTGGTGCGTCGTCTGCAGTCACCCAAATCAAATCTGGACAACAATACAACGAACTTTCAAATCTTATTTCCGACTTACATGGCGTCTTAGTTGATGCTGGTAATGGGCGTACTCGCCTCGGTAAGCCAAGGAAAAAGAAACTCAGACGTGGAGCACAAGGTGCTCATGCTCTCGGTACAAACTTATCTTCACCTTTAAACCTGAAAAGCCAGCAATTTGCTGCCTGGACCCCTTTATCGACTTTTAGTGTCAAAACGGGTACCACTCCAGGAGGTATTCGAGTTTGTGGAAGGGAACTTATCAGCGCTATTAGCGTGGGTGCAACCCCTGCATTATTTAATGTAACGACTGCACTCTTGAATCCCACTACATTTCCTAGATTATCAGCTTATTTGCCGATTTATGAAATGTTTATTTTCCATACCGCACGTATTATGTTTCAAAGTAACCAACCTACCACAGCTACTGGAGTTATAGAGATTGCCGTCGATTACGACGCCAAAGATTCTGCTCCTACCTCGACCATTCAGATGATGAGAAATATCTCCTCGGCAATGGCTAACATCTATGCTGATTGTGCATGTGATGTAGTCAAGAAGCTTTCGAGACTTCCCCGTTATAATACGGCTGAAGTATCAGGGTCTGATGCGGATCAGGTGAACCAGGCAGTTGTCTATTTAGCAACTGAAGGCTCTAATGCTACTGCATCGAGTACTGTTGGTTATCTTATGATTGAATATGATGTTGAATTCTTTACACCTCAATAAGCATATGTTCCAATGAATCATGTGATCTTCGTGATCCCGGCGTGCTTTATCGCCGGCCTCTTACTTTAAACTTAAACAAACCTTAGCAAGACCCATCATGGGTTTAGCGTAATTCTATATAATCCCGATATTAATGTTGGTGGCCATCAAATAGTAAGACCACTCTAATATATATACCTCCACACGGACCCAGTGCTTGAGACACACTGACCCTCTGGGAGAGATCAATATACTAGTTTAATATTAATTTAGTAATTAATTACTTTAGGAAAATACTCGTTCTAGTTGTCTATTATGTACCGTTTATTATACCGCCGATCGTAAGTGTAGTCCCCTCCCTAATAAGGAGATGGAATCCTGCTTATGGATCCGGGTATAGTTCCGGAGTAATAGAGACGCCGAGTACTGGGAATATATAGTTGTTAAACTCATAGAATGTGAGTTAAGGTGTCTAAGAAAAGTAAGACGGG